CCTATTACCTCGACAGCCTATTAACCTTGACGGCCTAGTACCCTCGACAGCCTATTATTCAAAAAGCTTTAAACGCCTATTACCCAAAAACGCCCAATACTTAAAAACGCCTGAAGTTGACTTGACTTCCGGCAACGCATTACAGTCGCGGCATGGCACACGGCAACAAAAAACTTTTTGGCACACCTGCGTCCTACATAAAGCCCAACAAGGGAACGTGTTCGTTCAAGCCCACCCCCCAAATGCGGCGCAAAGTGATGCAGATGACCGCAGTTGGTTTTCCGATGCGGATGATCCGCGAACACATCATCAACCCCCGGACAAAAAAGCCGGTCGATACCCTCACTTTTCAGCGGCATTTTGCCGAGGAATTGCGCGACGCGGATGATGCGATGAACGCTGCGGTTGCGGAAGCGGTATACCAGTATGCAACCAGCAAGAACCCGCAAGCGATTGCTGCGGCCAAGTTCTGGCTGACGCATAAGGCCAAATGGGCACCTCCGGTTGCAGAAACCGAGGACAGCGGCAAGCTCACGATTGAGATCGTCAACAAGCTAGACGTTTAAGTGGCTCGTGTAAGGGTTGATCTGCCCAAACTGCACTCCGGGCAGCAGAGTATTTACGATCAGCGGTCGCGGCTGAATGTCGTATGTTGCGGCAGAAGGTGGGGGAAAGCCCTCCACGTGGATACGCCATTGCCCACCCCTTTGGGGTGGACCACGATGGGCGATATCAAAGTCGGGGATCAACTGTTTGATGAGAATGGCAAGGTATGCCGCGTTACTTTCGTAACCGATACCCAGTATGGGCGTCCCTGCAATCGGGTTGTATTTTCAGATGGCGCGGAAATCATCGCGGATGATGAGCACCAGTGGCTGACCTGGGACAAGTGCGCGCGGAAAAACTCCCGGCGCAACGTAAAGAATTCCAGCAAAAACCGTCCTAGATCTACAAATAATTATCGTCCTAAAGTCCGCACGACACTGCAAATCGCGCAGACACTGACCTGGGGTAGTTACAACGAGGCTAATCACAGTATTCCCACTTGCGCGCCTATCGAGTGTCCACCTGCGGATCTTCTGATTTCGCCCTATACGCTGGGGGCCTGGTTGGGGGATGGTTCATCCCGGAACGCGCAGGTCTATTTTGATGATGAGCAGATCGCGCAGGAGATCAGGAAAGATGGTTTTTCCTGCGTTAAAGGAAATGCGAAATTCCTCTGGTCCACGGCTACTGGACATTCGCGGGCGGGGTTTATATTTCGCGCCAAGAAACTTGGGATATATCGAAACAAGCATATCCCTCCGGTTTATCTGCGCGCATCCCCGGAGCAACGATTGGCCTTGTTGCAAGGGCTGATGGATACTGACGGCTATGCCTGTTCGCAATGCCTGGGTAATTGTGAATTCACTTCTGTCAATCGGCGTCTGGCCCTGGATGTGATGGACCTATTGATGGGGCTGGGCATAAAAGCCGTGCTATGTATCGGCAAGGCCACGATCAAGGGTCGATACATTAGCGAGAAGTACCGGATTAACTTCACAACGGCGCTACCCGTATTTCGACTTCAGCGTAAACTTGCACGGCAGCAAGGTGGGAAGAAGAAGTTTCGCGTAGACCATCGGTTTATCCGCGACGTTACCCCCATTGAAAGCGTTCCGGTCAAGTGCATACAGGTAGATAGCCCAAATAGCCTGTTTTTAGCAGGAAAAAGCTATATACCAACGCATAACACGCTGGCGATGACCACCATCGCGGCCAATTACGCCCTGCACCAGAAAAAGGTCGGGCTGTTTACCCCCGAATACAAACAGCTATCCGAGCCGTTTATCGCGCTGAAATACATGCTGGCGTCGATGATCGAAACGGCAAACAAGAACGACGGCACGATCAGGCTCAAGGGCGGGGGCGTGATTGATTTTTGGACGTTAAACGACAACGAACTTGCGGGCCGTGGCCGCGAATATGACTTGGTGTGCATTGACGAGGCGGCGTTCACCAAGGCTGACCAGATGATTAATATCTGGAACAAGTCCATCAAGCCCACGATGCTGACCACTCGCGGCAGTGCTTGGGTGTTCTCCACCCCCAACGGAGTGCAGCAGGATAATTTCTTTTACCGGCTCTGGCATGACCCGGAAATGGGGTTTCAAAAATTTCACGCGCCCACTTCAACCAATCCGTATGTCCCACCGGATGAACTGGAGAAGGAGCGCCTTGCCAATCACCCGCTGGTCTGGCAACAGGAGTTTTTGGCTGAATTCATAAGCTGGGAGAGCGCGGCGTTCTTCAAGCTGGATTTCTTTCTGGTGGACGGCAAACCCGTGCCATTCCCGGAGAAATGCGATGCGGTGTTTGCGGTGCTGGATACTGCGGTGAAAAGCGGAACCCAGCATGACGCCACGGCGGTGCTGTATTGTGCAACCAGTCAGCTACACGGTCCAAAACTTGTGTGGCTTGATTACGAAATGTACAACATCGAGGCTGCATCCCTGGAATATCTGGCCCCGCGCATTTTGGAGAAGCTTGAAGCATTGGCCGCGCAGTGCAAGGCGAGAAATGGAAGCGTCGGTATGCTGGTGGAGGACACGGCAGGCGGCACGATTCTTTTGCAGCAGGCCCGCTCGCAGGGATGGCCGATCAAGGCGCTGGATAGCAAGCTTACCCAGAAGGGCAAGGATGAGCGCGCCCTGATTGCCGGTGGGCCTGCGTTCAGGGGCGACTGCAAGATCAGCCAACCCTGTTTTGACAAGACGATGGAATGGCGGGGCCGGACACTAAATCATCTGTTGCAACAAGTAACAGGATTTCGGATTGGCGATAAAGACGCCTACAAGCGGGCCGATGACCTGCTGGATACCGCGTGTTATTCGATAATCACAGCCTGCACTGATACTATTGCTATTGGTTTATAGTAGGGTAATGCTAAGTCCAGAGGGCACATAATGAGCTACGTGTCGGTCAACCAGACGGGATTGCCCTCTGCCCTTCAGCAGATTCTAGGCTCCAATGATATTCAGCCAGGCAGTGCCCCAAGCTACGAGCTTTGCAAACTGCTGTATGAATACCATCCGTTGGCGGGAAAAATCGTGGAGAAACCTGTGCGGCTTGCCTTGAGCAAGAAACGCCAGTTACACGTTCCCTGCGCGGTGGAGGATCAGTTGATCGAGGCTTTTGAGCGCGAATGGAACCGCTTGGGGGCCACAAACCATATTCGGGATACGATGTTCCTCTCCCGTGTATACGGGGCTTCAGCGATCATCTACGGCTCTCCTGATACGCCTACGGACGTACCGATTGACCCGTGGAAGCTGGCAGAACTGGATGATATTTATTTCAACCAGTACGACCCGCTGAATCTGGCCGGATCCATCGTCACCAACCAGAACCCTAATGCCCCGGACTTCCAGAAGCCTTGGAGCTACATCACGGCGGCAGGTCAGCCTTATCACCCGAGTCGCTCGTGCGTGATCTTTTGCGGCGCGCCGGTCTATCTGAGTTTTCAATCTTCAAGCTTTAGTTTTAGTGGCCGCAGCGTGTTTTTGCGCGCGTTGTACCCGCTCAAGAGCTTTATTCAAACCATGACCGTGGATGATCTGGTAAGCCTCAAGGCGGGCTTGCTGATTGCCAAGATCCAGCAGCCGGGGTCAATTGTAAACCGGCTCATGTCCCAGGCCGCAGGATCCAAGCGGTCGCTGTTGCAGGAAGCGCAGACGGGAAATGTGCTGTCGATCCAGCCCGATGAGGATATCAGCAGCATCAACTTGCAGAATACCGACAAGGCGATGACCGTTGCCCGCGACAACATCATCGCCAATATCGCCGCCGCCTCTGACGTACCGGCGCTATTGCTGAAGGATGAGGCTTTCACCAATGGCTTTGGTGAAGGTAAGGAAGATTCCAAAGCGGTTGTGCAGTATATCGACGGCATCCGGCAGGACATGGCTAGTCTGTTTGATTACTTCGACAAGATCGTGATGCACCGCGCTTGGAACCGGGAATTTTTTGACGGGCTTAAAAACTCGCATCCCGAGCATTTTGCCGATGTGTCCTATGAGTCGTTTTTCTACGAGTGCAAAAATAAATTCTGGGCTGAATGGCCCAGTTTGCTTGAAGAACCGGAAAGCCATATCGTCAAGCGCGCGGCTGAAAAGCTTAAAGCCATGTCTGATGTAATGATGGCAACGCTTCCGGCGCTGGATCCGGTCAACAAGTCCCGCGTCATGCAATGGTTTGTGGATAACGTAAACGATATTCCCGAACTGTTTACCACGCCCATGTCGTATGATCAGGATCTGATGGCTGAATATGTGCCGCCAGAAAAGCTTTCCTACGATCAGAACGCCAAGATCCCGTAAAAAATGGCGGGGCAAAAGAGGAAATCATTTTTCCAACTACTGAGTGAGGCAATCAGCCACTTTGTAAAGAAGGGCTTTGCCTCGCAAAAAGACCTTAAAATATGGGTCAAAACGCTACGCGAAAGCCTGGAAGCCACGTTGCCGGGGCAGAAAGTGTCCGAGGAACGGGTACGCCGCGAGTTATCCAGCATCTTTACCCGCACGATGACGCTGAAATCTGCGGTAACGCTGGCCCCCGGCATCACGGGTTTTACGCTGGATAAACTAAAACCCGCCGCCCGCAAGGAACTGGAACGCAGGATCTTTGCCAGTGTAAACCTGATCAAGCTAAACCGCGAGGAAGCGGTGGCGTCAACCTTGCGGCGCTTTGAGGGCTGGCTTACCAGCATACCGGAAGGCGGCAGCAACGCGGTTGATGTGAAGGACGTCAAGGAGCGCATCCGCGCGCCGATGGCGTCGATGGATTTCAAGGTTCGCCGCGTCTTGACCGATCAGAGCAATAAATTCTCCCAATCGTTAAAAGCGTCCATTGCCGAAACCAGCAACGCCATTGCCGCGCGGTGGAACAGTCAATGGCAACGGGTAAATTACGATTACCGCGAAGATCACAAGGATCGGGATAAACAGGTTTATACAATCCGGGATAACTGGGCTATTCAAAAGGGCTACATGAAAGTTGGCCCTGCCGGTTATACCGATGCAATTACTCAACCTGCGGAAGAAGTATATTGTCGTTGCACATATACTTACATTTATGGTTTAAGATCCTTACCAGAATCCATGTTGACCGAGAAAGGCCGCGAATTTCTTGCGCGAAATAAAAAATAAGCGATAATCGGGGTATGCCTGCAACCTCTGAAAAGCAAGAAAAGTTAATGCGCGCCGTCGCGCATAACCCTGAATTTGCCAAACAGGTTGGTATTCCGCAGTCGGTTGGACGAGAATTTACCGAAACGGATAGCGAAATCCAAATCCGAAACGGCAAGGATGAGCTTGCCGAAACGATGAATGACTTTACTCCGGCAAAACATCCCCGCAATTCAGGTGGGGTTTTTAAAGCCCCCGGATCGAATGAAAAGTTTAAATGGAAAGAACCGGCCCACCCTCGCAATGCGAAAGGTGTATTCACCGATAGCGGCGAGGGTGAGCCTGTAGAAATGCCAGTAGACCCCAAGGCTGGGCCTTGCGGGCGCGCGGCAGGGATTATGTTCCTGACCAACGACGGCCAGACGCTGCTGATGCGGCGCGGCGAGGGCGGGGATTTTCCCGGTGCGTTTGGTGTGCCTGGTGGGCACGTTGAACCGGGGGAAAACGAGGAGCAATGCGCCAGGCGCGAGGCTCTGGAAGAAACGGGTCTGGATTATACCGGCCCGCTTGAACAGATTTACGATGATGGTCAATTCGTCACCTTCTTGGCGCGCGTTGGCGAAGTGTTCGATGTAAAGCTGTGCGATGAGTCCACAGGATACGTGTGGTGTCGCCCGCAACAGGCTCCAGAGCCGTTGCATCCCGGCCTTCATGTCGTGTTCCGCGTAGCCGGGGCCGGTACTGAACTGGATATCGCGCAGCTTATGTCCGAAGGCATTTTGCCCAGCCCCCAGCCTTACGCGAATATGCACTTGCTTGCAATTCGTATAACTGGCACGGGCCTCGCCTACCGTTCATCAATCGGGGAGCATGTTTGGCGTGACGCCTCGCTCTACCTGAATGATGAATTTTTGCAACGGTGCAATGGACTCACGGTGATCATGGATCACCCGGATGGGTCTATTCTGGACTCCAAGGAGTTCAAGGACCGCGCAATTGGCAGCGTGATGCTGCCCTATATCAAAGGCGATGAAGTCTGGGGAATCGCCAAAATTTATGCTGATGCCGCCATGCAGGAAATCATGGAAGGCGATATAAGCACGAGTCCCAGTGTGGTGTTCGATGCAACCGCAGGAAACACCACGCTAACAACCGAAAGCGGTGAGCCGCTGCTTATCGAAGGTCGGGCGTTTTTGCTGGATCACATTGCAATTGTGACCAAGGAACGAGGCTCGAAAGGTGTTTGGGATAAGGGTGGCCCTGCAATGGGCGTTGAACTTAATAACTCTGAGGTGTCAGATATGACCGATCATACGAGCGCCAAGGCTGACGCCGCAGGCGATAAGCTGGACGCGATTCTAAATGCCATCAGCGGACTTGTTGTTCGCGTTGATGCTATGGAAAAAAACATGCCCGCTGAGCCGCTGTATACGGCTGCGGATAAGAAGAAGCGCAAGGACGACGACGCGAAGAAAGACGACGACGCCCGTAAGGACGACGACGAGGAAGAAGAAACTGAGCACGTTCTGCCGAAGAAAGATGCCAAGAAGAAGCGCAAGGACGACGACGCGAAGATGGACGACGACGACGCGAAGATGGACGACGACGCGATGATGGACTCTGAAGGCAAGATCGAAGGTCCAGCGGGCGAAATGAAGTTCGACGATGATTCCCGCAAGGATGACGATGAGGACGACATGAAGGCGAAGAAGGCTGACGAGGAAGCCTCGCACTATGCCGATGCTCAAGCCAAGGCCGACAGCGTGTATGCCGCGTTCGGTAAAGCCGCTTCCCGCCCGCTTCAGGGTGAGTCGCTGCTGGGCTATCGCAAGCGTCTGCTGAAAGGCTTGAAGGGTTACAGCGATTCCTACAAGGGTATTGATCTGTCCGAGATCAAGAACGCCGCGCTGCTGGCTCTGGCCGAAAAGCAGATTTTCTCCGATGCGCTGGCTGCTGCAAAGTCGCCCACCGCGTATGGTGATCAGCTTGTCGAGCATCGCACCGTAGACCGTGCGGGCCGCACGATCAGCACGTTCAGTGGTTCCATGTCGGCGTGGCTTGATGATTTCAAGCTGACTCCGATGCGCGCCATTGAATTCCGCACTTCTAACGTCCGTAATTAAAAGGGTCAGCCATGAGCGCACAAATCTCCCTCCAGCCGATGGCGACTACGAACGCCCAAGGCCTGTTCAACACCAACAGCGCGGGCTTCACCCAGGGCGATGCCCAGGATGATCCGGCTGTTAAGTTCGCCCTCGCGGGCGGCGTCCTGTCTACGTCGGCTACCACCCCGATCTGGGGCGGTATTCCGATTTCGGAACTGATCCCCTCTGCTGCCGCGCAGCCGGGAACCAATACGCTGGGCAGCACCGTCATTCAGGCTTCCAGTGTTGCAAACAGCACCGGCATCTGCGTATACAACCAAGCGTTTGGTGGCATCACCACTCCGCAGAGCAGCGCCCCGCTGTTTTCGCCTGGTATGTCGGTGAATTTCTACCGTTTCGGTTCCGGTGCCCGCATCCCGCTGCCGATTGATCCGGCTCTTGTCTCTCTGGACGGTGGCCTGGTTTCGCAGCCGGTTGCTTGGGATTTCAGCACCAATCAGATCGTGGCGTATGTTTCGGGCGCTGCCTTCCCGGTCAAGATCCTCCAGATCAGCACCGTGGGCAACAAGCTCGTTAGCTACGATGGAACGTCGGGTAACGCTAACTGGTCAAACACTGGCGCGCTGGCCGTGTGCCTGATCTAACTAAAGGAAACTAAGCCATGAGCGCATTTGCACCGAGTTTTGTTACCGTCAACCCGAACTACATGATGCCTGATCTCATCATGCAATACTCGTTGGCTTCTGGAGCTTTCACCACCCTGGCAACGGAAAACCCGATGCCGCGTCTGGGTGAGAGCGACCTGTACGTTTACGCCAAGAAAATTCAGCTTACGACCCAGGTTCAGGCGAACCAGTCCACGGCGAATCAGCTTCCTTCCGCGTCGGTCATCCCCTCGATGATCAGCACGGCGACCTATCGCCTTCAGACTCGTGCCCAGTACGATGGGTTTGATGAAGCGGCGACGGGTCACTGGGGTTTTGCCCTGCCGGAAGCCATGCGTCTTGCCGCCCGTCAGGGCATCGCGCAGCAGCTTCGCAACGCCCTGCTGTACGGGTACAACCCCGCCAACGGCGAAGGCCTGCTGAACGCCTCTGGCGCGACGCTGGTTAATCTGGGCGCGGATAGCAACGGCAACACGGGCTACAGCACGTGGGATTCGGGCCAGCTTGCCCAGTTCCTGCTGAATCTGATTGGTTCGCTGAAAACCAGCACCTTGCAGATCGGCCAGCCGCTGAAGCTGGTGTTCCTTGCGCCGCAGCGTTTCATCAGCCAGATCAGCTATTCTGGTGTGGTGAGCCTGACTCAGTTCCAGCGCATCGGCGCGGGCGTTGAGACGGCTGCGGGCCTGGTCGAAACGGTCGCCCGTTGGGCCGGTGGCGATGAAGTGGTCTTTGCCGCTGACGATACCCTGATTGGTCAGGGCGCTGGTGGTACGGATGCGA